ACCAGCTAAATATCCGTAATCGGACGTAGCTTCATACATAGACTGTGTTTTTTGTGGGTCCCCATTTAAACAGCGATATAAAAATTCAATATCAAACTCGGTGCCTCTTTTGTAGAGTCCTCTAATTTCTTTCAAGGCTAGCGGCCTTGGGTAACCAAGTATATCCCCAGAAGTTTCAACATAAGAATTATTTCCCTCTTTATTCTTATAAGCATCCCTTAAAGCTGATATATCAGCAACCCTATTTATTAAGATATCAAAAGTAATAGCTTGACTACCCACCAACTGGTTAGCTACGTCATTTAAGTTTGTTTGATCAATATTAGGGTTAATCTGATTACTGTAGCTAATAGTTGTTGGATTATACATAAACTGAAATCCCCACAATTCATGCGCTGCTTTTTGCTTACCAGTTAGGGTAATTGCCGAATCAATATCTTGATAAAAGAAGCCACGTTGATTAACAGACTCTAGTTGCTTGAAAATGTCATTATTAGCTGGATCAAGCGTAGAGTAGTTTGGAAAAGCTGTAGGGGGTAACGTACGACTTGAATTATGTGGTGGTGGATTGACTCTTCCATTTCCAAATCCATTTATATTCATATTTGGGAGACTATCATTAGGATTATCGTTATTATTTTCAGGTTTAGGGGCTTTAGGTTTTTTAACCTTGCCTTTTACCGTTGGACCATATACAACCCTAGTTTTCATAGTAATAGGGCTTACTAATCGTACATCTCCCTGAACATACGCATATAAGTTAGAATCTGTATCCATAACATCTATTAATGACCCAGGTGGAAAAAATGAAGATGGTGGAATCCAACCACTTTTATTTTCAAAAGCATCAGTAGCAAGTATAGGTTGACTAGATGCAGAATCAAAACTTCCATTAGAACTATATGCATAAAACGTTATATATGTAGAATATACGTCTGGGTTACCATTACTATTTACTGTGTATCCATAAGTACGTCCATTATGGGTTACCGTGTACTTCCCTGGTTTTTGATTAGAAGGTATAACGGTAGTATTTTTTGGCGTATTATTACTGGTAGTTTGTGTAAACCGTGAAAATGAATCAGACATTTTTATCCTTAGAATCCTCTAATACTTTCCATGCGCATTTCTTTATCAATAGCCGTTCTTATTTGACGAGCCAGCGTTTGAATATCTACCTGGGATGTACTCCCAATATTAACAGTCATATTAATATTTATTTCGCCAGAGTTATGCCCTGAAGGAGACGGCGCTCCAAATCCCATAAGAGAAGATGCAGACGAAGCCTCAGACATTCCAATTGCATCCGAAGCAATAGATAGGGAAGTTCCCGAGCTATAAGAGCTGGAGGATGCCGTAGAGTGTCCACTAAAAGAAGAAGTAACACTGTTTAAAGCTTTTTGATACCAAGGAGTATTTTGTTCAGTACTTGTAGGATGCTGTGAAGACTTTTGTGATACTGGTACTTTATCTGAATATGAACCAGGGTCTATAGCTTTAGCATTTTTATCAAGAACAGTTGACCTACTGGGATCTGCCCAGCCTAAATACTTTTTTCCCCAACGCTTAGTAATAGTGTCAATGTTTACAACGTCAGCTTTACCTTCTCTAAGAATATCTGTAGAGACTACTTTGCCACCGCCGATAGAAATAGCAGTGTGGCCATACTGCCCACCACCCCAGAATACAAAGGCTCCTGGAGGCGCATCTTTACCATTATGAGCGCGATGTTCTTTTAGTGCGATATTCCAATGAGCAATTGCACTTGAGTATCTTCCGGCCTTACCCCAAGCACTTTCAACAAACTTTTCACAATAATTGTGCCAACCACTAGCTCCACTAGTAGCTTGTTCAATAGCCCAAGCAGCAGCCTCTTTAGAATTTCTTGGCAGATCTGATTTTACATTTTTTGGAGTATTGTGGTTTTTAGAAGTTCCATCACCTGGACCACCGCGACCCCAGTTGCCAGTAGCAAAGTCATAAATGCCATGGGCTATACCAATAGTTCCACCTATTGCTCCACCAACTACAGTACCTACTCCAGGAACAAACGACCCAATCGCGGCACCAGTTGCAGCATATTTACCAGCGTTAAAAGCCTCATTACCAAATGCGGACCAGCCGCTTGTAATTCCATGGTCTCTACCATATTGTTGTAATCTATTTTGTACTTTACTAGCACCATAGTAAGTAGCTGCACCAGCCGCACCAGCAAGACCTAAACGACCCATACTTGTTTTACCAAATGCGCTAAGTACATTTCTTCCGCCAGCTGTCATCCTAGCCCCAAATCCAGCAGCTGTTGATCCACCAACTACAGCTGCTTCCTCTGCAGCTAAAGTAGCTGTGCCAGCGGCTGCTTCTCCTCCTCCAACCATGGCTTTTTCAAGCGCATTCAACCCTCTATTCATTTTGCGCATCATATATAGGTTGCTTAAACCTCCTATACCTCCACCTAGACCACCAGTTAAAGCTGCACCAGTATTACCAGCTGTAGGTAGGGTATCAAGAAAACCTTTAAGATTTCCAAACGCATTAGTAACTTGAGGCAAGATGCTTGCCAATCCGGCCATGCCATTATTAACTGTGGCAGTAGCATCAAGCGCAGCACTATAACCACCAACTAAACCATTAGCAGTGTTTTGGAGTAACTTGGACTGACTACCTTGGTAATTAAACATAGCACGGCTAGGATCATCTTTACGCAGTTTAAGAATGTTATCTTTAACATTCTGTGCATCAAGATCTAACTTTTTACCGCCACCCTTACCTTGGTAATACATTAGCTCTTGTAACTGAGCAGCTAAGTCAGCATTACCACCAGCAACTGCCATAATGCCTTGGTAACCACGAGAGTTTTGATTGAATACCTGAGCAGCTTGTGCTTCAGTTAGTTTTCTTCCACCATATAATCTTCTGTACAGGTCATTAGCAATATCTGCCGGATTACGTATATTGCCTTTAGAATCACGAGCTTGAATACCAACTCTTAGAAAGTTCATACCATTAATGCCACCAAAAGCAGCAGCAGTTTGCTCATTAGACATACCAGTTAAAACGCTAAGGCCACCAGTTTGCCCCATAATATTAGAGAAACTCCCCATGGTTGGGATAATACCTTGGGAGGCTAAGGCAGCCGTTGCTGCTTGAGCAGAGTAAGGTCCGGTAATACCGCCAGCAAGAAGCTTATTCGACATTGCGGTAATTTGATTAGGATCCATACCAATCATGGATCCGACACTCTGAGTAAGAAGTCTTTGAGTTACTGCATCATTTGTATATGGCATCATTCCAAGCATGCCATATGCTGTTGCAGCTGCTCCACCAGCAATACGCGATCCCATGGATCTTGGTATAGGGAACTGGCCATTAATTTCAGATTGCAATCTGTTAACCATTTGTTGGCTAGCCAAGGATGGGTCAACACCCATAAGTTTATTTTGAAGATTATTGACACCGGTCTTAAGTTTTTGCATAACTCCGCTAGTGTCATTATTAACACTGTCGTTTAATAACGGGGATGAATTGCCCGACCCATTCATAGTCTTCCAGCCCGATACGAGCTGTTGCATAACCTTTAAAGATCTTTGTAAAGAGCTCTCAAAGCTAAGCATTTCCCTATTGGTTTTGGCAGCACTAGCAGCCATTTGATCCATAGCTTGAACAGGCTTTGCATTACCACCAACGGGATTGGGGTTGGTATTAGGGTATGACGTAGACACCTTATACCGCCTTTCTCATCTGTAGTATCTTAATTGAAGAAGCTAGCCACATAGTTCGTTCTCTATAGGAGAACTCTCGTACGTCAGCTAAACTCCAGCCTGGGTATGCTCTACTTATAATCTCATACGAAATTATTAAGTTTTGGTATCTAACCTTGCTATCAAAGGCGAAAGATATCCGCTAAGTTAAGCGGAGTCGGGACCTCCTGCCCGCAAGCAGTACAGGTCTTGACAATCTTATCTAGTTCAGGGCCAGGGTTTTTGTCCGATAGTACCTTTAGCAAAGTGCGTCGGTCTTGAATACCTAATGCTCTAACCTGTGCTTCAGTAACCATAGGGTTATCGTTAATTTGAACTACGCATTGGGAAAGTAGCAAAGTATCTAACTCAGCTGCTGTCTTATCCTTGGATTCAATAAGTTTACGCTGTACCACTCCATTTGGATATTCCACCAAAACTTTACCAATACGGCAATCTACTTCCATCGTTCGGTTAGAAGTAGGGTCTTCTAATTTAGTTACAGGAACGTCTTTTTCAAGATCTACTGTTATGTCTTGTTGAGCATCACACTCTGGGCAAGTACCTGAAAGTTCAATAGTAGAACCAAAAGTAGCAATTCTAATCTTAAGCACAAGATAGTCCCGGTCTCCCGAAAGCATCTTATCTAGAAGCTCTTTGGTGGCTTTTTCTTCACCAATTTTTACAGTTCCTCGTTGAAGAATTGTCAAAAGGCTACGTCCATAGTCAGTAATCTTTGAAATAGCTTCTTCATCCGCACCAGTTAATTCTCTAACTTCTGCGGTATCAATTAGTTCTCCGGTAAATGAATTGTAGATTCCAGCTAGCAAATCAACGTGACCGGATGGGGGAGCAACCACATCATCTTCTGCAATTGTGTTAATTGAAGACTGTTCAGCAAGTTGTTCCCCCATACCCCGATCATCGTCAGAAATGGCTTTTCTTACAAGTTCTTGTGCAAGCTCTGGATTTTCTATCGCACTTACAATTTGTTCCATTTTATATAGGTCCCTCTACTAGTTTGTTATCTTATTGTCCGGCTGGGAATGCTGGGGCCGAAGTCTTGTAATCCTTTGCGTATGAGACGTCAAAGCCTTCATGCACAACAGTCATGCCTTCAATCATAAGGCCCTGACCACCGGAGGACAAGTCACCGTAAACCAACTGCTGAATCCAAGCGTTGTAAATTCTAAAACGCATAGAAACATGCATATTGAATGGGTTGCTTGCAGGAGGTCCATCCTGGTACTGAGTAGCAGCAGGGTTTGGATGGCTCAGTACTGAGACGTCGATGCTACTGCAACGGAAGTCATGGCCTGCGCCAGCCTTTGAACGACCTGAAACAACAGCAAAAAGCTGCTTCATCCATTCATGGTTTTGGGTAGCTCCAAGAGTTTGACCTCTTGTGAACTGGATAGGATCAAACGAAGTTTGACCTGGTAAGTGGTGAACAGTGGTGTTGTAGCCACCTTCACGGTAGGGAATGTCATCCACTCTCATACCAAAACCGCTTACGTTAGTAAAGCCGATTGTTGGTTTGAAATTTACCGCAGCCGCACTATTTCTGTCATTCGGGTGGAATTCCACCAGAAATCTAAAGTTACGGACTGGATCGGTAGCGACAGTGGAAAACGGATTAATGAGTGCACTTGATGCCATTTTCTGTTATCTCCTTAATTAAAGTGCAGTCGAGCTGCCAGTCAGCTGACCGATAGTGATTACAACAAATTCGGCAGGGTACTCAAGAGCAACGCCGATTTGAATATTGACTTGACCATTAGCAATGTCTGCATCAGTTGTGGTAGTTCCATCAACCTTTACAAAGTATGCCTGATCTGGGGATGTACCGCGAAGACCGCCTTGCTGCCAGTACTGATTCAAGAAGTTACCAATAGTGGCACGAATCTGACGCCATAAGTACTCATCATTATTCTCAAACAATGCGAACTGGCTGAGACGCTCAACCTGCTTCTTAATATTGATAATGCTTCTACGAATATTTACGTAACGGTTTGGAGCAGTATTCGACAAGGTGCGTCCACCCATAATCAAAATACCTGCGCCAGGTACGTTACGAATAGCATTAACTGGTACAGCAAAGGTATTTCCTGAGCCAGTGTTAAGGCTGTCTAGTTCAGCATTGGTGAGGCGCTTAGTTACGTCTACCGCAACTGCAATACGAGTACTGTATCCAGCTGGAGTCTTGAAGACACCGCGGGAAACATCGTTAGCCTGGTGCTGACCAATAACGGCACCACCAGGAGCAACTGCAGTAGTAATACCTGGAGTTGACTTAGTCGTATCTGGAATCTTCAACCATGGGTAGTAAATAGCACCATTTGCAGCTGTGGAACCTACTGATGACCAAGAGTTAGTAACAGAGGCCAGAGTAGTAGCGCTAAAGCCAGTTGCACTAACAGCACCTGCAGAAGTAAGTCCTAGACCACCCGAAACAGTTCCTGCCTGGGTAATCGCACCTAAGTTTGAAGCTGTAGGAATTACAAGAGTAGATGATGTAGTACCTGAAGCAGTTACCCAAGTGCCGTTGTAACCATCAGGAACTACGCCTTGAATAACTACCGTTTGGCCGACACCAATGTTATGTGCAGCGCCAGTAGTAATACTTGAATTAGGCGAACTATATGTAACAGATCCTGTGCCAATAGCAGTGCTGTTTCCAATAACTTCACCATTAGAAACACTGAACGTTGTAGTAGAAGGTACTGCAGTAATAGTAAAGCTACCATTAAAGCCAGCACTTACTGCTGTAGCGTTAGTTAGCGTAAGGCCAGCTGTAGCAGTAGCAGTATTAGCTACGTAGAAAGCAGTATCGCTTACCTTAGTAATAACGGCGTTAGTTGCGTTGTACAGTGTAGTATTTCCACTTACTGCAGTATTAGTAATACCAGTAATTGTTACTAAGTCTCCAGTCTTAAACCCATGTGCGTAAGTGGTTGTATAAGTAACATACCCGGCAACCGCAGTAGTTCCCTGGAAACCAGGCTTAACAACGGTTGCAGCAGTTCCTGTAATAGTAGCTGTATTATTTAAGCCGGAAACTGCAACAGTTTGGCCAACTAGGTACCCGTGCTGGCCAGTACCAGTCTTAAAGGTTACGGTAGAGCCATCTGCAGTAAGTGTGCTTAGAGTCTGTGCAGTAGTTGCGGAAGAAGCAATTGTAGTCTGAGAGTAAACTTCAGCCGCATAGTTCTGAGCATCAAATGCACTCATGTAAGTTGGTGGGGTAGTGGCAGCAGTTTCACTTGGAGTGTCTACAACAACAAAGCAGTCTCCACGATATTCTGCATACTTTAAGATTTTTGCCCAAGCAGCAATAGAGTTTGATCTTTGAGTTACATAGTTAGCACCATTAGCACTTGCAGAAATATCAGGAGCATTAAAGATCAAAGGTGAAGTAATGTTGTCAAAATTAGCCAAAGTATCAGTAACTGTTGACAGTGTTGCTCCCGAAATTGCAGTTCCATCACTACCGTTCGACAGTGCCTGAACTGTACCAGTAACTGTAGGGGCACTTCCCGTTGTACTTGCAATATTGATATACGCAGAAAATGCATTAATAGTATCTTTTGCATAACGCGGATCAGTTGAAGTGTTGCTTAGATCCGTCCATTGCTCAAGAATGTTTGAACGGGAATCTCCACCTGAGTAAAGTGGGGAACCGTAAACCACTACAGAAAAACGACCTGAACCATTTCCCGCAAGAATTTCAACCGAAATACTGGTACCCCAATAACCCTTATTGATTGCGTTTACTACAAGTGCGCCGCTATTAAAGTTGTAGGTAGCAGTTGCAGCATCAGATGGGGTAACTCTTTGAACGTAAGCGTCACGGCCACCATTTGCATAAAAGGTGTATAGAGCAGTAGTAGTTGGGTAGCTGGAGTTAATTCCGCCAAAGTACTTGACAAAATCAGCCCAGTTAGATACCAAAGTTGGTGTAGTAGGGCCCTTAGGCAAGGCCCCAATAAAAGCAGCTACAGCATCAGTACGTTGCTGGTTTACAATCGTCTGCTGTGCAATGTTTTCCTGGATATAAATACCAGGGCGAGCGACTGAGCTCATGGTTTAACTCCTTAAGTTAATTATTTTTATACTTGTGTGCCCAAATTATATTTAGCTTTTGTAACGTCTGAATTTATAGCTTCTGTACCTGAATAACTGATATTATCTACAGGATTCTTCAAAGGTAATAAGCCCGTGCTTAATATCTCTGAATTAATCCTAATAGAAAAGACATTTACAAACAGTCTTTTTCCCTGTTCGGTCATATCTCTTTTTGCGTAACCCATAAGCTCAAGCCTGCGAACAGTGCCGTCTTCGGGAATCTGTAGGACGCCATATCTAAATGGCATTATTTGGGTGAGGATCGTAGCAATAATCTGACGATCATGGTGGGGATGACGAGAGTAAGATGCTACCTGGTAATCAATATCTACAGGAATTGGGGTTTCTGTAAGGTACTGAGTATTGGCCATAACCGCATTGCCATTAACATCAAACGCATTGTCAGGGGTATACGGTAGAGTTGTAAAGCCAGAATGTCTTCTGTCCCTAGCTTCTGAGATATCCACCATTTCAATGGTTAGATAAGGATAAGACTGCTCTCTGACTTCTACGTCAGGCTGTCTGAACCATACTCCAACAGATCTGTTGCTATTGGCTGCGTCACTAACCTTTACCCGATTCTTTAGCAGGGTCTTAAGCGCAGCATCTTCATTTAATAAAAATGTCATTTAAACACATCCATATCCATAATTGCGGCAAATACCCTTTGTTCATAGTCTTCAATATGAGGATGGCTACGATTCATGAACCGCAGAATGGCTGCGTTTGGTGGATTGTCTTGGTTACCCTGCTCTAAATCAAGAACATCTTTCTCAATTTCCTTGGGGTAATCTACGTAAAAATTATCTCCGCCATCATGTTTAACCGTTAATTTACGGGCAACGTGTGAAGGCCAACCACTTTTATAGGCTTGGTTACGGAGCTTAGCTGTCATATGACGAGCAGAATAATTGCTGGCGCTAAGGATGCTATAAGGTAGTTTGCTTGAGTAAGTCACTTCTTAACAGCCTTTAACAGTAGCGAGGCACTTACTATCCCGACTGCTAAAGACTTTAAATTGACCTTATCGGTACCGGCAATCCCGGCAACGAACTCTCTACGATCAGCGTCACTTTCCATGCGAGCCAATCTATTAGCAAGGTATAACATCACAATCCTCTTTTTCAGGAGGTAGCAGTACTTCAGCAAATCTGGATAAATCCAGCATCACTACTGAATATACTGCTAATCCCTTGAATAATCTTTATTAACTTTTACTTCTTTTTAGGTGCTGCTTTTTTGGCAGGAGCCTTCTTGCTGCAAGAGCAATTTGCCTTGCCACAGTTGGTGCACTTGCTGTTCTTGCATACGCACTTATCTTTTTTACACTTCTTACACATTACTTTTTACCAGCTTTCTTTGTAGGAGTTTTCTTAGCAAATTTTTTGTTAGCAGCAGCAAGAGTTTTCTCTCCATGCTTGTTCTTAGGCTGCTTACAGCCACAGGTTGCACACATATTCTATCCATTCTTTCTGTGCCAGTTTTTGGCAGCTTTTATCCCTTGTTGGGTTGTCTTAACCTTACCATTAGATTTCTTTGTTAGGTTAATATCCTTGTACTTTCCCGACTTTTTATTCGGGTGATTAACGTGAACGTCGCCATCCTTAGCTTTATAAGCTACGTGCTTTTCTCCATTAATCTGAGCAGATTTAGCGTTCATCTCGTACTACTGAGCGTTAGGTGTAAGGGTTCTACCGTAGGAAATTAGCACTACTACTTTATCAGTATTTAACGTAAAGTTTGTAGCTGCAATAACGTAAATAACGTCCCCAGCATTCATGAAGGTCTGAAAAGTACCTCCAGCTGCCGGTACACCGCTAGTACCTGCCGGCAAAGTAATGCCTGCATCAGCACTAGAAATAAGACCAAGGGTATCGTCACCAATTGAGATAGCGTACTGACCTCTGTTTTGAATAGTTACGTGAGCGTTGTATACGCCTGCGGGGATAGTAAACAGCACCGACTTAGTAGTAGTCGGAGTAGCTACAATATGGTCAAGAGCCATTATTACTTACCTTTTACTTTCTTTAGATTAGGGTTTTTCTTCTTTGCTGAAGCACTGGCCTTACGACTAGAAGCAGCTAGGATTGCCCCAGCCTTCTCTTCCGAAATGCCTTCCTTCTTAGCGATCTTCTTCTGAACAGCCTTAAAACCTGGATGTTCTTTGGACTTTTTCTTTTCCGCCATTTTTACTCCTAATTAGCGTATTGGATAAACTGTGAGTCATTAATCATTTCTTCAGGATTTTCCTGAGCAGCATCTAATGTAAATAAAGTGTACTGATCTGAAACTAACCCGCGAGGATAAAAGTGGGTTGGTCTAAAGACTTGATTTCTAAATACTATACGATCACGTAGGTAGTCGTCAGGATTAGCAGGCATAGTAGATAGAAGTCTTTCTACATCCTCCATGTTTATTGTAACTCTCAAAACGTCAGTATTGTAGAAACCGCGGTCATCTTGAAGTGTTACACCCTGGAAAATAGCTGCCTGAACACAAGGGATTATGATTCCTTGATGCCAGATTCTTCCGCCAGATACTGAACCGACGTCATATACGTCGTCTACTTCAGTGTCTTCTTTATCCCTGCGCCACCACTCTACGTCTTGGCCAACAGGGCGGCGAAGATCTTTGGTAATACCCGAAAGGATAGAATCTCTTTCATAAGGAATACCAAATCTTCCACCAGGTTGGCTAGCTTTCATTTAAACGCCTACACCAACCGCAATCCAGTTAATTGGCAAGTTAGTAATAGTGGTTCCAGAGTTATTAACAAAGCAAATATCAAACTGATTGGCTGTAACACTAGCCACAGATACCTGAACTACTGGAGTAGTAGAGGAAAAAGATCGGTTTACAGTAGCTACCACAACAGGGGCAGACTTAAAAGAAGTATTAAATACTACAGTTGTTGTGCTTACATAGCCAGAAGGTGCAGTAGTAAAAGTGTAAACCCCAGACTGGATAGTAGGTGGCTTACTAGATGGGTTATCCCCATTAACAACTATAGACATTAGGCATCCAACTCTGTGCCAAACAAGCTAAATGCAACGCTTGTAGAGTTGGCATTTACGTAAACTACGTCTGTAGTGGCTAGGGTAATTCCCAAAGTATAAGAGGTAGTAGAGTTTGGCGACAGGCTGACCTGGTAAGCAATGTATTGCTTTGTAGTGCTAGCAGCTCCGGCAACTCTTACCTGAACGTCATAAGTTACGTTAGAGGCGGAAGCATTACAAACCACTAACGTTGAGGCAATTGCCTGCTTGCTTGCTCCCACTGTATATAGTGCAATTGGAGTATTAGAAGTGGCGAGAACAGTTTGTCCCAAAACCTTATAAGTTGTAGCCATTTAGTAGACCTTTCCTAGGTAGATAATAGAATAATATCAGATTATGGCCGAAGACTAGTCTTATCCACGGCAATATTTGCGGACTGCAGGCACTCCCAGTACGATTCACAGTCCTGCGTTGGACAACCAGAACGGCACGCCATTACGGGTTCAACCTAACAAATGGAATGTTTGCCGTAACGCCTGAAATAGAAACATTTGTGCTCACCGCAAAGTCTGTGCTGGATTGTGAACTAT